ACGGCACCACCGTCGCCCCCGGGGCGAGCGCCGAGGTCATGTTCTGGCCATCCGGCCATATCGGCAGGCCCCATACCTGCGAGGATCCTGCAAATAGCGCCCCCTCGATCAGACGGCGGCTCTGGCCGCGCAGCTGCGCATCAAATTCGAACGTGCGGCGCGGCGCGATGCGCACGGCCCGCCGCTGCTCGGCCCCCGACCATGCGATGGACACGTCCGTCTTGAACTCCAGCGTCTCCGTGATGCCGGAGGTCCAATCAGGCGTTAGGGTCCATGGCGTGATCGTCGTCATGGTCTACCCGATGGCTTGCCGCACGCGGGCGGGATTTTTGGCGATGACGTTCAGCACCTGCTCATGCACCGCTTGATTGATGAGGTGCGGATCAATCCCGCTGGCGTCGATATGGTAATGGTTGACCGCGGCACCGCCGCCGCTCACAGCGCCCCCAGAGGCGTAATGGGAGACCGCTGGCCCCACACTGCGGGCATAGCCTGGCGTCCCGTTGATGGCATGCAAAATGGCCATAACGCCTGGTTGTCCCGCCGCGCGGGCATTGACCACGAACTCGCCGTCTGAAAGCATCGCTGGAATGCTGTCGCTCGTGCTTGAGCCCGGGCCGCGCACCGCGCCGCCGACAGCAAAATGGCTCGCAATGCCGGCTACTACGCCTATGATGCTGGAGGCGGAGCTTCCGCCGCCGCCGGATGCGGCCCCGGTAAGCCATTTCAAGGCCTGGCTGGCGAGATATTGCGCCTCCATTTTCGCCAGCGCCTCGACAAAGGAGAGCGCCATATTGTCGAACGCCTGCCCGAGCGTCTTTGTACCGGTGGCGGCGTCATAGAGGAAATTGGAAAGGCCTCCCTGAAAAGCGTCCTGAGCGGTGGTTTTCAGCTTCGCCATCTGCTGTCCGGCCTGATCTGTATTCTGCGCAAGCTCCTGCACTTTCTCGGAAAACTGCTCGGCCTGCGCGATTTGACCATCGTCGCCAGAGGCCTGGGCCAGCCTCAGCATCTGGTCGGCCATCTGCCGGAGCACCGGCAGGCGCTGCTTCTCCAGGTTTATGATCTGCTCCTCGGCCTGCACCGGGAATAACTGCCCGTTCTTTTGCGCATCCTGGATTTGCTTAATCGCCGTCTGGAGCGACGACATAGCGGCACTCGCGCTGTCCTTGGTGTCGCTGAAATCGATGCTGGCATTCGCCTTCGTCTTGTAGCTATCGAGCGCCCTGTTGATGTCGCCTTGGCTGGCGCCAGACGCCTGGAGCTGTGTTTGCAGATCCTGCAGGTCGGCCTCCAACTTCAGCTTCGCCGCACCGGCCTTGTCGCCTTCCAGCTCCAGCAGCTTCTGCTCGGCCGCGAGGCTCTTCTGGTAGTTGTCCTGCTGGGCCTTCCGCTCCTCTCCCGTCATCTGCATGAGCTGGGTCTGGGCATCGAGCTTTTTGCTGGCGATCTCGCCGTCGATGCGCGCCAATTCCGCCTGGCGCTGGTCTGACGCACCGGGGGAATCACCGAGAGGCGAGGCTGAAATAGCGGCGCGCTCGCGCTGCAGGACCGAGACTTCCTCATTCGTCTGTCCCTCGATGATCGATCGCCGCGCGCCATAGTATTGCTGGAGCGATATCTTGCCCGCCTCATAGGCCGCTTGGTTCTGGGCCTCCATCAGCTTGGAATGCGCCTCATATTGCGCCTGCTCGGCGTCGAGCTGGGCTTTGATGAGCTGCAAGTGAGCTTGCGAGCTGGCCTGGTCATCCTGGCCATTGAAGCTCCCGGTCGATGGAATACCTGTGGCGCCGGCCGCCCCGGTCGATTTCGGATTCGATCCTACGCGCCCCCACGCATTCGAGAATCCCTGATCGAGTATCGCCAACTGGGCATCAGCCCTGGTATTCATATCGCCCCAGGTCTTGTTTGCACCGGACATCGTCGACCCGGCACCGGAGAAATTTCCTTGCGCGATATCGCCCAAAGCCTGCTTTGCCGCGCCTGCATAGGTGATGACCTGCGCCACTGCGGTGCCAACCACTACCCCAACCTCCATGAAGCCGTTCACGATCGAGGTTATGACGGCGCCGACGATCTGGCCGAGCACTTGGAACCCATAGATCAGCCCATTACCATCGCCGCCAACGCCGAGCGCTTGGGTGACGGAATCAAAGCTGCTTTCCATCTGGGGAACGAATCCCTCCATAAACTCCGTGGCGAGGCCCTTAGCTTCTTCGCCAATTTCATGAAGGCCATTCTGTGCGGCCTTCATCTGCTCAATGGCATCTCCCGACAGGTAGACGCCATTTTCCTTCATCTTCTCGATGAAAGGATCAAAACCATCCTTCGAAACATCCGCTATGACAGGCTGAAGCTCGCCGAAGGCCCGGCCGAAAAGCGCCGTTCCTGCCGCCGCACGCTCGGCCGGATTCTGGATATCCATTAAACGCTGCGCGACCGTCTGAAATATCTGGTCGGCATTCATACCCTGCAGATCTTTGACGCTTAGGCCGACGAGATGGAGGGCGGCTGCTCCCTTCTTGCTCCCATCCTCAGCCTGGCCGAGCGTGCGTGTCAGAATCTGCAAGCCGCTATTCAGTGAATCCTGGCTGACATGCGCTTCCTCTGCCGCATCGCCGAGCGCTTGTAGGGCATCGGTGCTGAGGCCCGTAGACTCATGCAGTTTGTCAAGGGTACGGGCACCATTCAGCACCTCACCGAACAGATCATGGGCCTGCTCAATGATTTTATCGAGGACGAGGAAGCCAAGGAACTCCTTGCCTATATCGCCCATCACGTCACGGAATTTCTCAAAGGCGGCGCTGCCCTCTTCGCCGGCGGCGACGGCTGACTCCTTGACCTCCTTCATGGCGTTGACGACATCCTCAACGCCTTCCGCAGAGAGCCTTATGCGCACATCATCCGCCACAGCCTATCCTCCTTTCACAATCGTCGGCATCTTGGGCGGTTCTGTCCCTTTTTTGGCGTATGGCGCTTGAGGCGCCCAAACAAGCAACGCCGTGTGATAGTCCTGCCGCGCCTGTTGCCGCAGGAGATGAACGTAGCGGAGGCAACCTTCCCGGACCGGCCAGTTCAGTACGCGCGCGGCCCGGTCATGGTCGTATTCCGCCAGTTCGCGGATCAGGTGGCCCCAATCCCCGTAATCTGTGCATCCACGGTCCCGTGGCGCTCTCCCACCACTTCCTTCGGGGTTCCAGATTTCGTCGAAATCTTGGAAGATGAGAGAGCGGTCACGAAAAAATAGAACAGCACGCCGCCGATCTGCATCCGCAGTTGCTTCTTGCTCTCTTCGTCCGTGACCCGACCGAAGAAGCGCGTCGTCTCCGCCGCCAGCTCTGGCGTCCAGTCCTTCGCGGCGATATCGGCAGGAATCAAAAGGCCGCCCAGAATGTCAAGCAGCGCCCCGCTCTCCCACGCCGCAATCGCCAAGCGGTCGATAAACTCGTCCTGGCTCTCGCCATCACCCTGGCGAATTTCCGCAAGACCCGTCTGCCGAACCTTGCGGGTGATCCAGATATCGTGGGCGAATGTGCCGTTTTTGATCGGCACATATTTACGCCCCTCGACAATGATCTCGCTGACCTTCATGCCGCGGCGCGCCCTTACGCGGTCTGCAGCATGCGGTAGAGCGAGCCGTCCGGCGACAGGTTATTATCGACGAGGCACATGCCTTCGAGCGTCCAGTTGCCGTAATCATCGGCAATGAAGCCGAGATCGCCACTGGGGGTGAACATGCAATGCCACACCTCCAGCTCTAAGCTCGGCCCCTTCACCGGGTTGCCCTTGAAGCGCAGGTAGAGATCGACGGACGGATTCGTGCCGCCCTCGACGAAATTGTAGCTGTAGGTGCTGTAGGTATAGTCGACCGTCAGCGTATCGGTGGTCAGGATGGTTCCGCCGGGCAGGATCTGGATGCGCCCACTGGCCGCATCGACGGCATAATCGGTGCCGAGCGACTTGGTCGACGCGCCGTCATGAAGGGTCACGACGGAAATATTGCGATGCTTGGTGGCGTAGTAGGCACCCGGGAGCGGAGCGGTCGTGAGTGCCTCGCCGGTGACGGTCGAGCCGGTGACGGAAATGCTGCCCTGGCTGCCCATCAGCGCGTTCGCCATATTGAACAGGCTGTATTCGTCGCCCGTGATCTTGATCGTGTGGCTCTGCTGAATGACGGCACGGCTGTAGAGCTGGGACTGATTGTCCATGCTCTCATATTTTTCCTTCACACCGGCCTTGGGCGCGATGCTGAGCGCCGTGCAGTTGCCGAGATCGAACTCGCCGGTTTTCGACCAGACACCGTTCGAATAGCTCAGCCGGTCGGCAAAAATCTTGCCGCGGCCAAGCATCAGGTTGGAGGGATTCGGCGAGGTCGCAAGCGGTGCGGTCATAGAGTTGGTCTCCTGGGGTTAGGGATCACTGTGTCGCCGTCGCGTCGCCGCGCAGCGTCTCGTATTCGATGACGAAATCCAGGCCCACGGCGGCCACCTGGAAATTGCCTTCGTCGTATTGCCAGTTCAGCTCGTGCTCGTAGGTATCGAGGGCCAAGCCGCCGAATTGCTGGCCGCCAAGGGTGGCAAGCCATGTCAGGATGGGATCGATCGCGCCATCGGCGGGCTGACCGGTGGCATAGGCCACAAAGCGCAGATAGAGGCTGCGCTTGATGATCGGCCCCCATTTTCCGGTGGGCTTGGGGTCGATTTCTTCACGGAAAGGGAAGCAGGTGAGCGCGGGGAGCTGTGCGGTCTCGGTCGGCGCCATCTGCGTGCGCACGCATTGCGGCACACCCGCCGGCGTCCCCGTGTTCAGGGTTGCCACCACCGCCTCGATAATTTGCTCGCGGATCGTGCTCATGGTCAGTTCGTGCACAAGATGTGGGTGATGGCGCCGTCCGTGGTCTGGAGGCGCTCGCGGACCGTGTAAGCGGTGCCATCAACGGTGATTGACTTGCCCACCCCGCTGCTCGACGTGAGGCTGGGGAATTGGCTCGTCTGGAGCATGACGGTGATCGCCTTGTTGATCACCCCGCTGATGCGGAAATTCTGGAGCATGATGGCATCCGCATAGTCGACAAGCCCCTGGCCCGAGACGCCATCAAGGGACACGTTCACCGCGCCGATGCCGGCGAACATGGCGGGGATGTCACTGTCGTTGAAGAATGCGGTCATCTGCCCTCAAATTGGTTGGAGGCCCGGCTTGCGCCGGGCTTCCATGGTTCAGGTGTTATTCTGAGCCGCCTCGACCTGAGCCTCGGCCGCCGTGGACTTTTCATCCAGGACGATTGCCCCAAAGGCGAGCAGCTCGACGGTGGTTTCATCGCCGTCATCGAGCTTGATGGTCTGGCCGGGGGCCAGACCTTTCTTGCCGATGCCGGAGATATTGCGCGTAGCGCGGTAGATTTTCGTCGCCATCAGTTCACGCAGTTCTGGAACAGATAGCCGAGGTTGTTGCCCGCGATGACCTCGCAGACGGACTCGCCAACACGCACGCGCGTGCCGCCGCGCAGGCCGATATCGCTGTCCTGCTCGATCACGCCGGCCAAGCGCTGGCCCCACTCGGCGGTGAAGCCAAAGGTGGCCGCACCCTGCGGGCTGTAGAGAACCGGTGCCTCGTAATAGAGCACCATGCTCTTGCCCCACACGCGCTGCAGGCTGACCGCCTGGCCCTTCTTGGCGATGTTCACCCAGCCCTCGCCGACGATGATTTCGTCCAGCTCGAACAGGTTGGCAATGAACTTCTCCGGCACGATGCCGGTGTCGCCCGTGGTGCCGTTGTAGGCCTTGACGATGGTCGGATGTTGGGCGAGCTGCGTGAACACCGCCCGACCCATGACCGCCTTGTTCGGGCGGATGATCATGGCGTCCTGCGCCGCCGTGATGTCCTGGATCGGCGTGGCGCTGGTGTTGGTCGCATTCCACTGCGTGGCGCCCGTGGAATAGGTCTTCACGTTGCTCGACGGGTAACTGGCCGGGTTCATCACGAGGTTTGAAACGCGGACCTCGCGGTCGAGCAGCACCAGATCGGTGAGCAGCTCGGTGGAGCGGGCCTCCGGGTCGATGGGATAGACGCCCTGGGTGGCCTGCGCAGCGCGGGCGGCCATGATATCGTAGTACGGGATGGCGTCCTCGAGGCCGTAATCCTTGGTGCTCGCCTCGGTCTCGGAGGCGGTCCAGTCGATCTCGTTCACATCGCCCTTGCGGCCGACGCGGGTATCCGGGACGGTGAAGGCATCGCCTAGCGTGTATTGGCTGTATTTGAACAGCGGCGAGTCCACTGGCACGCGCGGCAGAACATCGTCCGCCACGAGCCGCTGATTGCGATACGCCAGGGTGATCGCAGTCAGGCGTGGTTGAATAATAAAAGGGGCATTGGCCATTTATGGTCTCCTGCTCTGCTGCGATGGGTTAGTAGACGCCGGGGATGATCAGCGCCTCGAACACGTCACCGGCCACGGCGGACTGGCGGGCAAAGCCGATGGTCCGATTGTTGGCGGTGGTCGTGGTGATGGCGTGGCCATTGGCGTCCGAAGTGAGGCAGTCGCCCGCCGCGATGGTGCCGCCGGCCGTGACATATGCGATCTCGGTATGGATCACATCGACGCGGTCACCCGAGGCAACCGTGCATTCCGTGCTCACCCCGCAGATCGCATCGGTGGCAGCCGCAGCCGGCACAACCTGGAAATCGGTCGTGGTGAACTTCACCAGCGTATATGGCGAAATCGCCGCACCGGCGTCATAGGTCTTGATCAGTCCGGGATTAGCCACGGCGCGCCTCCTTCTTCAGCTGGTTTTCGATGTGGGCGACGGCCTCGGCGGCGCCGACTTTGACGCCCTTGGCCGCCTGCTCGTCCTGGTAGCGGCGGGCGAGCACAGCCACGCGGCCGGCGTCCGCCATGGTGGCAATGGCAGCCTTCTTCGCCTTGCGCCCGCGGCGCTGCGGCTGGCTGTCCGGGCCGCCAGGCTCGGCGGAAGCGTCTTCGTCATCGTCCGATTCCGGGTCAGCACCATCGCCATCGTCGTCTTCTTCATCACCCGGCGCGGGCGCGGCCGCATGCGGAACATTCGCGCCGCGCGCGTCAGCGGCCAAGGCGCCGAGGCGCGCGGTCTTTTTCTTCTTCTCGGCGGCAAGAACGGCCACGGCCGCTTCGGGACCGCTCGTCTTGCCGTCGAATTTCAGGGTGGAGATCAGCGCCTCGTGACCAGGCAACGCCTGGCCCTCGACCGCCTGGATGCGCGCGCGCTCGGCGTCCGCACCCTCCTTGACGAGCGCAGCAGCCACATCGGGATGCTGCGCCTTGATGGTCTGCACGTCCATACAAGTCTCCTTGGGGGGTTGTGCCTCGCGCGCAGCAGCGCCGAGAGCGGTGGAAAGATTTGCCGCCTGCGCGGCCTGCTGGTTTTCAGGGTCAAACTCGCCGGCAGCAGATCGGCCGAGAAGATCGTCGAGCGTGGCCATGCCATCGGCGAGGCCGGCGTCAATCGCCTGCTGGCCGATGAAGATGCGGCCATCGGCCATGTTATCGAGCACTCTCTGAACGGACGCGCCGCGATTGCGCGCCACGTCATCGACGAAGACGCCATAGGTGTAATCGACCTGATCCTGGATCGTCTGGCGGCCTTCGTCGCTCAGCGGCGCATACTGACTGGCGATGCGCTTATATTTTCCGGCCGCAATTTCGGTGGTCTTGATCCCGGCCTGGGCCTCGGCGGCGCTGACATCGGTATGAGTGGACACCACACCAATGCTGCCCACCTGCGCGGTGTCGCTGCTGATGAAGACCTGATCGGCGGCGCTGCCGATCCAATAGGCGGCGCTGGCCATCGTGCCATCGGCCAGGGCGATGATCGGCTTTTGCCCGCGCGCGGCATAGACAAGATTGCTCAGCTCCTGTGTGCCGTCCACCGTGCCGCCTGGGCTGTCAATCTGCAGGATGATCGTCTCGACAAGAGGATTGCTGAGCGCGTCCTGGAAGTTGCTGGCGATCTCTTGCATGGACGTGCCGCCGGAAATCGCGGTCATCATGTTCATGCGCTTGGCCAAAACGCCATCAAGCGGAATCACGGCGGTGTTGCCGACGAGATCGTAGCCCCGTGTCGGACCGTTCAGCTTCACGCCACCATCCGCCTGAAGCGCGTTCAGATCGATCTTCTCGCTGCGGGCATGGCGGCCATAGATCGCGTGAACCTCGCGATACATTTCCGGGGTGATGGCCCATGGCGCGCGGACGATATCGTAAAGCTTCATTCTGGCGCCTCCAGGTCGGTTGCATCATCGTCGGTCGGCGCTGTCTCGTCTTCCGATCCGTCCACCGGGGCGGCCGGCTTTGGCGCGGGCACCGGCGCATTGAGATTGGCGGGCGTGAGTGGCGCATAGACAGTGGTGAGGCCGAGCTGCTCGCACAGCCGGTCTTCGCGGGCGCGGCGCTGCGCCACGCTGCGCCAGTCAGCCCCCGTGAGCGCGGCCGTTTCGTCTTTCCGTGTGGTGAGGTTCAGCTCCAGGCGACCCTTCGCAGCATCCACCTCCTTCTGAGGGTCAATCTGGCCGGGGCTGTCACCCACCCATTCGGAACCACAATAGGCCTGGCGGACCACGGGATCATCGAAGAAGCCCGGCGCATCAATCCGGCCCAGCGCAACGGCCTCTTCCAGCCACGCTTCGTAGACCGGCTGGCAGAACATCTCCGCCATCCAGGCCCGGCGCCCTTTGTAGAACCGCCATGCCTCCAGCAGCGCGGCGCGCGCCGCCGAATAGGAGGCGGTGAAGTGCTTGACCAGCACTTCGTAGGGCAGCTCCAGCGCTACGCCGATCTGACGCAGGATGGCGATGATGAACGGGTCGAAGGCCGTGTTTGGGCGTTTTGGATCCGCGAACTTCACGTCCTCGCCAGGGTTCAAGTCGAGGATGGCGCCCGGACCCATCTTCAGCATCCCGCCAGGGTTCTGGTTGCCTGGGTTTGGCGTTTCGCCGAAGTTTAGACCCTGGGCGTCCTCGCTGGTGACGAACACGGTGAACATGCTCGACACCACCGCCGCCGTAACCTCGGAGGTGGTGTAATCGCCGAGCTGCTTGAGCAGCTCGATAACCGGCGCGATGTAAGGAACACCGCGCGTCTGACCGGGGCGGCGCTTATCGAACAGATGCACCACGTTGCGGCGCCCTGTCTTTGGACCAAACGCAGGGATGATATCCCAGATGAGCGATGGGAGAATGAGGCCGCCCGGGTGGTGGCGCAGGACATGGTAGGCCACCGGCGCGCCGAACTTGTCCATCTGCACACCGCCAGAAAGCTCTTCGGTGTTGATGGCATAGTCCTTGTTGATGACGCGGTCGGCCTCAATGAGGTTCACCTTGGTCTGGTACGGGGAGGCCTTGGTTTTGATCCACGGCAGCGTGGCGAAAACGTCTCCGCTCTCGAACGCCGAGCGGAACGCGAGCGCTTGCAGGGCATAAAAGCTGTTCGTGCGCGCGGCATCGCAAGAGCTGGGGTTTTCGGCCCAGAGACGGAATTCGCGCTCAGTCTTATCCTGCCAGTCCTGCGCTTCGTCCTCGCTGATGCCGAGGGTGGCGGCGTCGATTTCGGAGCGCAGCACCATGCCGGTGCCCACGGCCGCGGTGGTGACAGTGTTCACAGCCCCCAGCGCAAGCGGGTTATTGCGCATGAGGTCGCGGCTTCTGTTGCGCAGCCAGCGCAGATCGTAGACCGTGTCGCTGTCGCCGGAGCCGCCGTAGGGCATCCAGTTTGCAGTGGCGCCGCGGTCGAACCGCGCGCCGTACCACTGTCCGGCGATGGCCATCTGCGCGCGATTCTTCAAGCGCTGGAGCGCACGGCCTGGGGCGAAGAATTCCACCACGCGGTCAATGACATTTGGCTTCGGTACGCTCACTGCGCGGGTCTGACGGGGGCGCGTCATCATACCGGGAACGGAGAGCCGCCGCCGCTCTCTCCCTCGCCATTGCGGATGCCAAAACGCACGCGGATGCCGCCATAGCTGTTGCCCAGGCGCGTGCACATCCGGTTCCAATAGTCGATGTTGTTACGAATTTCGGCCGCATTCGCGCGCGTCAGGGAGCGGCCGCCAATGGAATAGCTCTGGCCTGATGCCACGGCATCATCTGCCGCCATCCACGCCGCAAGTTTCGCTTCCGCTTGTGCCAGGGTGATCGCCATAAAGCGCGCCGCTCTCCAGAATCGCAAGAATATCCCTTATGGAATCGTGACGGCGCAAGGAAAGTTTCGCTTCACTCCCGCCCGCTACAGGATAACGCCGGAGCTTCTGACACCGCGCTGGCGGACTGTTCCGCCTGGCATTTGACCTGTCGCAAGTGCCGCTTGGAGCCTTCCCAGATCCCGGAACATCGATGGGTTGATGATCTGCTGAAGCGCAAAGAGCATCCCCAGGGCATAGACTTCGAGGTCGAAGGCCTCGTTTCGGCCAGTGCGGTGATATTCCATCTTCACCACGCCATTGCGCGGGTTCTTTTTCGTGACCTTCTTCTCGCTCGTCATCTGGTCGAGATATTGCTCCGGCACCCATTTCGGCAGGTGCATATAGCCCGGGCCAGGCTCCATGATCTGCAGGCGGGAGATGATGCGATCCTTCGCCGCCATGGTGGCGATCAGGAAGAGGCGGATATGGCTGCGCTTTGCCGT